GCGAACGTGTGCCATTAGACAACCTCAAGGTATGTTTCAGTCACACCCGTTCCATCGTCTTTGAAATAGGTAATTATATAATCCACTGACGCCACTGTGAGTGCATCACCCTCCGCAATTCCTATTACGTCACCGGACGCACATGTGAATTTAGCAGACCGTTGCAGGATTAAAGAACCCTCACCCACATCGACCTCCAAATCCTCGTCATCAAATATTCCATTGATTGATGTAGCCGATCCGCCATCAGGAGTGTATGTCCCAACAACAGAAAAATCCACGGTGTCGAACACCGTGGATAGATCATCTGTCAGGAATGACCCGCTCACCGGGTCACCATTGCTCCCGCGTCAGGTAGACCGACAACAGGTTTACTCTTTGCAGCCTCCACAGCATCGGCGTTTTTCCGCGCATCGGCGTTTTTGGCAGCGATTTCATCAGCTTCGTTGACAGGTTTTTCAACCTTGGTTTTGCGAGGTCGTTTGGTTTTTACCTCGGACTTCTTAACGAATGCTTTATAATCCGCCTCAGTCGCAGGTTCGATCCGTGGACGTGACGAACCGATCAGCTTGTCGGACAGACGTTTGTCGAGATCGACCACATCGCCCACACATACGGCAACGCCTTCGATCTGACAACCGATGATGATGGTGAAGTAAGACATGCTTGTCTCCATTGTTGTTTTTGTAGACGGGCCATTACAGCCCGTCTAATTGTTCAATCAACGATTAGGTGTCGTTGTTGTAGCAGAACGATTCAGCGTGGCGAACAGCCATGTCAACGGTTTGGAATACGATGAGACGACGACCACCGGACAATGCCAATGCTGAGTCATCAACCACCAGGTCCAGACCACCCCACATGCCGATCAGCAGGTCAGACCAGTTACCGAAGTAAAGGTTACCGTCTGTACCTTGGTTCGACTTGATGTAACGGTATCCGTTGACTGTGCCACCAGGCTCGACAACGAACTCACCAGAGCCGGCATCTTTCTTGGTGGTTTTCAACGCGCCGTACAGGTTAGTCCGTCCAATGTAGGACAGGTTACCCATGAGAGCGTTGTCATCAGCAACCGCTGTCTCCATTGCCACAACTTCGGCAAACGTTGGATCAGCCGCAGCGAATGCAGTCGGTTTGTTGATACCTGTCACGTTCAAGACGCCTTCTGGCTGACCAGAAGAACCTGAACCTTCAAGACCAGCAAGGTCAATCGCTAGAGCCATTGCATCGGTGATGTCGTTACGCACCAGCGATTCAATGTCAGGCGAAGACTGTTGCATCATCCGGCGAGTCATGTCGGTGTGAAGCGACACATCGTTCGGACTCAGCGAGATCGTGCGGAAGGTAGGTTCGGACTCGGTCGAGTTAGTACCCTCAGACGAAATCCATGTCGCGGACGACACGGCATTCTTGCCAGGAATGTCAACGTTACCGGACAGACCGCCTAGAATCGTTGCACCCGCTTGCATCACAGATGATGCGTTACGGAGCGCATCGACAAATGACGCTGCACGATGCTCGGTTGGGATCAACTGAGTGTCAACACCAGCGGACAGATCACGTTGTGACCAGTCTGCCATCACGTCGGTTGGGATACGAACACCACGTGTCACGCCATTGAATTTCTCAGCAGCGGCGAAACATGCCTCAAGTTCGAACTCAGCAGCTTTGCGTTCGTTGCGATCACCTGTGAGAGCATTCATCAGGCGCATGACCGAAAACTTTTTGATCTCACGCTTGGACATGTCGATTTCGGTGTTTTCCAGCGGAGTGCCGTTCGGCAATTCGCTCAGAACATAACCGCGGAACTCGGACAGTGATTTACCATCACGTGCGAACTCAGCAGCTTTGTCGGACATGTTATGACGTGCACCGAGCGCGTGAATTTCACCCACTTCGTGACGAACAGCTTCCAGTTTTTCTTGTGCAGCGACATCCCGTTTGGACATGTCGTCTGCGTATGTGCGGGTAGCTTCGGCAATCGCGTCAGCCTTAACCGCTTCGATGTCAATCTCTGGCATCTTATTTACCTCATTTGGTTTGGTTTCAGGGGTTTTGGAACGACCAACACCAACGGTGCTGTCTGCCGGTATGCTCACGATACTCACTTCCATTGGTGACCAGTTGAGAACGGTGATAACCTCGGTATTCTCGTCTCGCTCGGTCTTTTGAATGCTGTACCCGATACTGACATTACTACGAATGCCGTCGAGCACATCATCAAATACTGCTTGAGCCTCGTCGTTCTTACTGAAACGAATACGGGCGCGGAGTCGCGCACCATCGAGTCTCACTTCTTCGACAACACCGATTTGGCGCGTCGGGTCGTGGTCCATCAGAAGCGGTGCTGCACCGCCGCCGATAAACGACGTGTCAATTGCTTCCGGGTTGTGGGATAAAACTTCGGTTCCGAACCACTGTTTAGCTGGTTCTTCTGAGGATACTGAAATCCACATTGCTCGACGACCGAGTTTCTCCGGTGCGCCGAGCAACATCATGCGTTTATTTTCAGAACCTATAACTTCTCGGTCTGTCATTTTCCATCCAAGGGATCCGGCCAGTCATCACGACGGTCATTTGCATATTATCGCACGGTGTGCAGTTTGTTAAGGTGTCAGCGATCTCCATCCACGAACCCACCCATTACCAGCAGCAATCTCAACGTTTTCATTTTTTGCCGCCATTTGGTATCACTTCCTGCGGTGTCAAACCCGCAGCATCCAACACTCTACGCTCGGTTTCGATTTCACCAACCACTTCGTCAAACTCACGGCCCTGCTCACCAACAATGTGTGTGAGGCTCGCCATATTGTTTTCGTTCGCCTTGATCGCAGCCTGAACCTCTCTCTGAGGATCAACCCACTGCCAACCACGTGGACGGAAATACGCAGCGTCATGAAACTTATTATACCTGAATGACGGTAAACCTGTGTCGCCAAAATCCAACGCGCTACGGAACCAGTCAGAAAAAATCGGTAATGCGAAATCTTCGATGAAGAACTTCTGCATTCCACGATAGAAGTCGCGGTCAGATAACGCACCTTGCCGGATTGATGAATACGATACACCCTCAAGGTCCATTGCGAGATCGACATATGATGGACCAAGACCCGCGGCAATCGACCGGAGTATTTGTTTTTCAAAGTCCGAGTAATCTGTTGACGAACCGCTCGAATCGAACTTGTCGAACTCGTAACCATCGGGTAATACGCTCATTTTACCCGGTTCGACATCCATCTCCAACGCACCGGTATCCGGATCAATCGAGTCAGCAATGCCTTCAACTGGCCCAGACGGCATAATGCGTTTGAAGAAACCCATCTTGGCAGCGGACAGTCTTCGGTTCGTGATTTCAGCTTCACGATAACCACCCAACATCTTCACATCGGTCAGAATACCGCACATTGGCGGCTCACCACGTGTTTGACCGGGACGAGACTTGACGTAGACATGAATGATCTGGTCAGCCGGTATTCTCACCCATTTACGGGTGCTCGGAATACTTGTCCAATCCGTGTCGCCGGGGTGATATGTCAGAATATGATACGCAACGGGCGCTCCATATGCATTGACCTCGACACCCATGCGAATATCGTTACCATTCTGCACGTTTTTCTGATTGAGTGTCACGTCAACCCGGTCAGCTTCAACAAAATGGAGTGAAAAACTGTCGTGATAACGTGAATTTTGTATCTTCTGGATGAACACTTCACCATCACGACACCATGTGCGGACCGCAAGGTTCGTTGCTTCACGCATCGTCATCTTACCATCGGTTGTGACGTTACGCGCCCATTTCTTCCACGCCATCTCGACACGTTTGTTACCAGCAGTGTCTATTCCACCATTGCTGACATTCTTTGCACGGACTTGTAGACGAAAGCCATTCTCACCGACAATATTATCCTGCATCAGTTGGATGTAACGACGTGCGTGCGGATTATTGCGTGCCAAGTTACGTGAACGACCTCGCAATGTCGTCAGATTGTTCGCCAATTCACTGTCGGCTGACTTCTCCGATGAGGAAAAATCCGCATATCGTGCTAGATTACTCGCACCCGAATAGTTGCGCTGCACACGTTGCGCACGCTGGATCGCGGTTGTGCCACGCAGCACCCTGCGCACCCTTGTCCACAGGCTCATGATACGAACCTCGCCGTGATTACATTACCGGTCGGCTTTCCACGTTCCCTGGCGATAGCGTCTAGCTCGGATTGATACTCGGCACGATAATGTGACCGCCAGTTCTGCAATTCTTCGGGCGACATTTTAGTGATTGAGCGGGATCCGATTGAATAGCTCTCCACATCAGCGTCAGCACGGTCTTCGAGCAACGACTCGATCTTGTCGAGCATGATTTTAGCGTGCGACCGTGGATCACCTGTGTTCGCGTCACGGTTCGCTACAACCTCCCACTGACCAGTGTCAATCAGAATACGTTCACTGTCACTGTCGCGGGTGATGTACGCTTGCCAGTAATATGTACCGACCGTGTACGCGGCGGTCGTCGCAGACGCCTCACTGATTAGATAATCACTTGCACCATCGGCTGATGCGGTGATTTCGATTTCGGTTGCAGCGGTTGTCGCTAGACGTGCAGAATATTTTAACGTGTAAAGCGAATTGTCGTAGTCGTCCAGATCGGTCCGACGCCATTGTGTCAAATCACCGGTAACTATCTCACTCGGTTCGGTTTCAGGTGAGTTGTCAGTGTCGAATAAATTAGCCATCAATAATCACGCCACCTATCGACAAACTTTGAGCGTTTACGAGTCTTTCGTTGGTTGTCGGTCGGTTTCTCATCTTCTTCAACTTTCAACCTCGTTTCCATCGCACGTCTTTGCGCACCCAGATCGACATTGAGCATTTCCAACGCTGCCGTCGCATAAACCCGGTTGTCCAACGCTTCGTTGCGTGATCGGGTCTTGATATATTCCGTCCGTTTGAAACCTTTGTGGAATCTCGTAACGAGTTTTTCGGCTGTGAACTGGTGGAAATATTCCTCATTACGATCCATTGGAAAGTGACAATATCCTGCGTCACCCTCTTTAACTCTGACGCGAGCATATACCAATTCTTTTGCTGTGTGAACACCGACTGGAAAAAGTGGTATTTTGCCGATGTTTGAACGGCTCGGTCGTCCGACAATTGGCTTACCATCACCTGCCACACCTTTGATCGCATAAATACGGTGGTGTTGCTTGGTGTAATTGTAGGTTTGCTGAGTGTAGTGACCGCCTGTGTCAATGCAGCTTGCGCGGAGCGATATGTCACCGAATAACGGGTGAACATAAATCTGTTTTAGGAACCGAGTCAATTCAGACCAGATGTCCGGTGCGGACGGGTCGCCATAGAACACTGCGTAGTCAATCGACCAAGACTCGTAATTATCACCCCAACCGACAATCTCAGCCTCGATCCGGTCATCTTGCACGTCGATACCAGCGGTCAAAAGTGTCACACCTTCTGGCACCTTACCGTCATATTCCTCACGGCGTTGGTACAACTCGTGCGGATCGAGCCGAACGCCTTCATCCTCCCACGTCTCACCGAGATATGTATTCACCCACACGCGCAACCGTGCTGGATCCTTACGTGCCTCAAGGAACTCTCGCACACCATCAACCATTGTAGCGAACGGACTGAGCAGACCGGTGACGTGAAACGACGCCACGCCGTTGAACTCAGCAGACGCACGCCACTCACCTTTGCGGACCGCAGCGATACGTTGAGCATCACCCCAGACAGAACCGCACGTCTCGCACACGTAATACGCCGTGTCAGGTTTGTCGTCATCCCACCTGACTTGCGACCATTTCAATGTGTTGTACTCGCCACAGTCTGGACACGGACACCAACGCTGACGCATGTCGCCTTCGTTGTATGCCGCCTCGATCCGTGAAGCGTCTTTATTCGTCGGTGTGGACACGAACACGACAACCCGGTTCCAGAACGTCGCGGTCCGTTTCACTGCGAGTGCTATTGGATCACCCTCTGTACCGGCGCTGACCGGGAACCTATCCACCTCGTCACACAGGACCACGCGGATCGGACGCGAGGCGAGACTGGACGGGCTGTTCGCACCGACCATTGTAAGATGTCCACCGGGAAATTGCTTCTGCATGATGGTATTTGAACTGTCGCGAGACTTTACGTCTTTGACACTGGCACGCAATGCCGGTGTGTCACGCAGCATTGGAGCAACCCTGTCTTTCGAGAACGTCTGTGCCATGTCCAGGGTCGGTTGCACAACCATGATCGGACTCGGATTGTAGTCAATGCTGTAACCGATCACGTTGAGTAGAATTTCGGTCTTGGCAACCTGTGCAGCGGCCATGACAACCACACGTGTCACACGCGGGTCACCAACACAGTCCATTGGTTCGCGCATGTACTCGACAACTTTGGTCCGCCACGAGCCGGGTATCGCTGACGCTTCGGCGGACAGCTTCCGTCGCGCATCGGCCCACTGACTTACGGTGTATTTCGGTGGTGGTGCGAGTGTTGCGAGAACACGTCGGGATATTTCAGCCGGGGTTATCATTCCCATCCTCACGCCAATCACCGGACAGTTCTGTCAACGCATCGTCCGATGCCTGACCGATTATCTCCTGCACCTCGACTAAATCTTCACAGCCCATCACGAGTGGTGCGCAGGATGATGCTATTCGTAACACTCTGGACCGCACTCTTGCGAGAATGTCTGTCCATGCACCTTCCACCTCGGACGCTTCAATAAGTTCACCGCGCCGGAGTTCGTTTTCCAGCGCGGTTTTGTCTGCCAGTTCTTTATTCTTGCGTGCATTCTCTTGTTGAGGGTCCAGCCGTGTTTCTCCGTCAGCAGACATTGTGGTGTGTTCACGCAGCGTGCGTTCTATCACCCACTGGCCGAGTTCGTCGGAAGGGTATAGTTTCTTCCCGGTTCTCGGTGGTGGATATGCGCCTTTCAGCAAATTGGTGAACTGCCTGTAACCGACCCCGACAAACGCCGCGGCCTGTTTGCCTGATAATTCTAATACTTCTACATCGCTCGACATTTGAGCAGGTTAGTTCGGATCAATCGGTGTGTCAATAATTATCGAAGGAAACGCCTGTAAATCTTATTTTCTAGGAATGATTCGAGGTGCCGCGTTACC